GATGAAAAAAATATGATTGAAAATAATAAAGCTATACCGGAAAATGAAAAGGAAGTAAGAATTGAACAAATAAGACGTCAATTTTATAATTATATTAGTCAATGGCAATTAACATTAAATAACAATAATATAACTACAATAAAACTGAGTGCTCTTATTAAATTAATTAAACAAATAATAGACCAACCCTGTTTTATAACTTTATTAGATTATTCGTGTAATTCTCCTGCAAATTATATACCGGAAGAACAAAATTCCAGTGCAAAATATATGGTTCCAGATGATATTGAACAAGGAAATAAGAAATTTGGAGGAATAAAAAGGTATAGTGGAAACAAATATAAAAAAGGTACTAGGAAAAAAGGTAAAAAGTGTAAAAAAAGAACAATATCAAAGAAAGTTAAAACAAGAAGGAGATAAATTAATAGAGTAATTAAAGATTTATAATATTAATAAGAATAATATTATAAAAAAATAACATTATATTAATATAATGGACACAATTGCTTGGAATTTGATTGACAAATATTTTAAAGATACTCCATATAATTTAGTAGCGCATCATTTAGATTCATATAATGATTTTTTCAGCAAAGGTATTTTTCAGATCTTCCGTGAAAATAATCCTATTCGTTTCATTGAGCGTGAATCAGAAGAAATTGGTGGTAATAAAAAGTCAAAATCATTAACTGTTAATGCTGGTGATAAAGAAAACCCTAATGAGTGTCGTATATATTTGGGAGGCAAAAATGGTGATAAATTATATTTCGGTAAACCGATTATATATGATGAAGAATTGGGTAACACCCCGTATCCTCATTATATGTATCCAAACGATGCTAGGTTAAGAAATATGAGTTATGGAGTTACTATTCATTATGATATTGACGTTGAATTTGTTTATTATAATGGTGTACAAAAAGTTGAAGAAAACAAGACTTATGAAAAAATATATCTAGGACGTTTTCCTATTATGCTTCACTCAAACTTATGTATTTTGAAGGGCTTATCTACAGAGGCTCGTTTTAACTTAGGCGAATGTCGAAATGATTATGGTGGTTATTTCATTATTGGAGGAAAAGAAAAGGTTATTGTTAGTCAAGAAAAATTTGGAGATAATATGCTTTATGTAAGAAATTATAAAAAAGACGAATTATATAGCTTTTCTTGTGAGGTTCATTCTGTATCGGAAGATAGTTCTAAACCGATCAGATATACATCCGCTAAAATTATTGCCCCTGACTCTGAATATAGTAATAATCAAATAGTTATTGATATTCCTAACGTGAAAAAACCAATACCTCTTTTTATTCTTATGAGAGCATTGGGTGTCATTTCCGACAAATCAATTATTGAATATTGTCTTTTGGACCTAAAAGCTAACTCAAATATGGTTGATTTATTTGTTCCATCCGTTCACGATGCGAGTACTATATTTAATCAACAAGTTGCTCTAGAATTCATATCTAAATTCACAAAAAGACAAACTGTATCGGCGGTACAAGATATTTTAATGAACTTTTTTTTACCACACGTTGGCGAAGACAATTTTTTGAATAAAGCATATTTTATTGGATTTATGGTCAACAAATTACTCCGAGTTTTTATGGGAAGAGAGGCGCCAACAGATCGAGATAATTTCAAGTTTAAACGCATTGAAACATCTGGTTCTTTAATTTATGATTTATTTCGTGAATATTATTTAATACAAAAACGTAACATTTTTTTGAAAATTGACAAGGAATTTTATTATCATCCTGGAGATTATAGAAGTAACTTTGTTGCATTAATTGAAAATAACTTGAAATTATTTTTTAAGGATAGATTAGTTGAGGATGGTTTCAAAAAGGGATTTAAAGGTAATTGGGGAGCTGATGCTAATACAAAACGCTTAGGCTTAGTTCAGGACTTAAATCGTTTATCTTGGTTCACACATATTTCCCATTTAAGAAAAATAAATTTACCATTAGACCCAACGGCTAAAGTAGTAGGCCCACATTTATTGCATAGCACTCAATGGGGATTAATCGATCCAGTGGATACACCTGATGGTGGAAATATTGGGTTACATAAACATATGGCTATTAGCACTGCTATAACAAATGGGTTCTCATCATATCCTATTATTAAATGGATGAGAGCAAATACACCATTAAAGTTATTAAACGAATGTAGTCCGTCAGTTTTAGCGGGTGCCACTAAAGTGATCGTAAATGGTAATTGGATCGGAATATTAGATAATCCGATTCAAACGGTGAATATGTTGAAACTTTTTAGAAGGAACGGTATTATTCCCATATACACGAGCATTTCATTTAGTTGTGAATCGAATATTATTTATATCTATACAGATAACGGTAGATTAACTCGTCCTATTTTTTATAGAACTTCCATTATTGGTGAAAACGGAGATATTACATATGGTAAGTTGTCGTATGATCACGGGACGATTAAGGATATTATTGAATCAAGAAAATACACCTGGAGTCAAGTTGTTTCCGGATTCGAAAAGAAAAATGATGAATTCTTCAATATTCGTAACAATATATTGTATGATGTAAATGGGCTTTATCCTGGATACGATTCATTAGAAAAAATATTGGAACTCTTTGAAAGAAACCGAGCAATTGTTGATTATATTGATACATCTGAAGAAGAAAGCGCATTAATTGCTACAAGACCAGTTGATATGAAAATGAATAAGTATTATACTCATTGTGAAATTGATCCGTCTCTAATATTTGGTGTAATGGGAAACTCTATTATTTATCCTGAGGCAAATCAATTTCCTCGTGATTGTTTCTCTTGTGGACAAAGTAGACAAGCTGTTTCAGTATATCACTCCAACTCTCAAATGAGAATGGATAAAATGGGTGTTATATTGAATTATGGTCAGACACCGTTAGTTAAGTCTAGATATTTGGAATATATTAATCGCGAAGAACAACCTTATGGTGTAAATGCAATTGTCGCAATTATGTCTTATACAGGTTATAACGTAGAGGATGCTATTTTAATAAACGAAGCATCTGTAAAGAGAGGTATTTTTAGAACTACATATTATACCACATATGAAGCTCGTGAAGAGAGTTCGAAGGTTTCCGGTTCTAATGTTAACAATTTCTTTTCTAATATTGAATCTAAACCAAATGTAAAGGGTATAAAAGATGGTTTCGATTACAGTAAACTTGATAATTATGGTTTGGTAAAAGAAAATACACCAATTGATGACCGTATTGTTTTAATTGGAGAAGTAACTACTATATCAGACCAGAAAGGTACGTATATTGACAATTCTAAGACGACTAAAAAGGGTCAATTAGGGTTTGTTGATAAGGCGTTTATTTCAGAGGGAGAGGAAGGCTTTAGAATTGCTAAAATTAGAATTCGAGAAGAACGCCTGCCGGCAATTGGTGACAAAATGGCTTGTGCTTTGCCTACCCAACAGGTTCTAACAAATGAAGGATGGGTTGAAATACAACATATTGATATTGCGAAACATAAGGTTGCAACACTTGATATTAATGGAAATATGTGCTATGAGTATCCGGTGGCTAAATTTGAATACAATCATAATGGTCAAATGTATTACATAAAAAATAAACAAGTAGAAGTAGTTTGTACATTAAATCACAAGTTATATGTCAAACGAAGAGAGAAAGTAAAAGGTGATAAAGAGTATGAATTGTTAGAAGCAGAAAAAGTTATGGGTAAGATGGTTCGTTTCCAAAAATCGATGGAAAATGTATATCCTGATGTAGAATGGATGGAAATTGATGATAAACAATATAAAATGGACGATTGGTTACAACTTCTTGGTATGTTTATTGCGGATGGGTCAACAAATAAAGCTGGTGCTATTGTTATATCTGCTTTAAAAGATAGGAAAATAGCATTTAACACAAATATGCTAACAAAACTGGGATTAAAATATAAATATGATAATATTCAAGATAGGTTTACTATTTTAAAAGGTCAACATCCAGAAATATATGAAGAATTAAATAATCTAAGCGTTGGTGCGTTAAATAAATATCTTCCAGATTATGTATGGTCTTTATCCAAACGACAAAGTATTATTCTGTTAGATGCATTATTGCAAGGCGACGGTCATACTTATAATGATGGATTTTCCAGATATGGAACTATTAGTCCTAGGTTAGCAGATGATATCTGTAGACTAGCAACCCATTGTGGTTGGTCAGGTATAACAAAAATTGCAGCTGAACCTGGAGATAGTCCACATATGATAAAGGGTTCTGGTCACAATAAAGATAAATTTCATTTTATTGAATCGAAAAATACATATTATAAAATTAGTATTATTCGTAAGCAAAATCAACCATACATTAATAAAAAAGTAAACGTTTCCAATGAGGAAAAATTAATAGATTATGAAGGAAAAGTTTATTGTGTTGAAATGCCATCGTCTCATTTATATTATATGAGAGAGAATAATTTCGCACCATCTATGCTCATAGGAAATTCTCGCGCAGGACAAAAAGGAACTTTAGGTCTCATTATCCCAGAACAGGATATGCCATTTACAGCGGACGGAATACGCCCAGACTTAATTATAAATCCACACGCGTTACCATCACGTATGACCGTCGGTCAACTAATTGAAAGTCTGTTTGGAAAAGCGTGTTGTTTGTATGGTGGATACGGAGACTGTACAGCTTTTGCTACAAAGGGAGCTAATTATGATACATATGGACCAATGCTTACAAAAATGGGCTACCATCATAGTGGAAACCAAATTTTGTATAATGGATATACAGGAGAGCAAATTTATTCAGAAATATTTATAGGACCGACATATTATATGCGTTTGAAACACATGGTGAAAGATAAAATCAATTATCGTGCGACAGGTAAACGTAATTTCTTAACAAGACAGACGAATCAAGGTCGTGCTAATGATGGTGGTTTAAAAATTGGTGAGATGGAACGTGATGGTATTATGGCACATGGTCTATCATATTTCTTAAATGAATCGTATATGGTAAGAGGCGACCAATATTATATGGCAATTTGCAATAAAACAGGATCAATTGCGGTTTATAATCCAGATAAGAATTTGTTTTTGAGTCCATTTGCGGATGGTCCATTAGTATTTAATAGAAATGTTGAAGGTCAGGAAATTTTGGACGCTATAAGTAAATTTGGTAGATCATTTAGTTTGGTTAGAGTTCCATTTGCTTTGAAATTATTAATCCAAGAACTACAAGTAATGAATATTCAAATGAGAATTATTACGGAAGATAATATAGATCAACTAACAAATTTGTCATTCCAATCTAGAAATATCGATAAATTGTTACATATTGATCACGGGCCTAATGAAGAAGTTGAAAGAGATATTAAAGAAATTATAGACAATTATAAGAAGGATATGGAGACAAAATTGAAAGGCACTGATATTGATAAGACAAAATATAATGAGAAAAATGAAGAATTAAATCGTAATTTAAGATATGCTCCAATTGAAACATTCTCTGATGATAATAATATTCCAAATACATTAGCATTACAACCTGGTATTGATTCAGAATTACCAATGATGACGGAAGAGGAAAAGGCATATTATATAAATCGCGCAGCTACGATTGAACCTCCTCCAATTAATTTATTTCAAGACCCAAAAATGAATGAGGCTTTTAGTAAGTTAGATCCTGAAAAACAACAAAGAATGTTAAAAATGGAACCAGAATTACGACGAATTATTATGAAACAAACAATGTTAAGAAATGCCAACCAATTACAGATACCGTCACAGCAAAAAGAACAACAATTACCACTTGTTCAACCTATACCTACTGGGGTTTCTCCTGATTATCCAGCATATACACCATATGACCCTAATTCTCCAAACTATTCACCATCAAATAATCCTTATATATATAATCCTGATAATCCACAAAAACCTGATTCTCCTGGATATGCCCCTAGTTCACCATACGGAGGTTCGATAAATGTGTTTCCAAGTGACCCTAATATGAACGCAGCTTTCAATATGTTAAATGGTGAGAGTCAAGCGAAAATATTACAAATGCCACAAGACCAAAGAGGAGTAGTAATGAAACAAATAATGTTAAAAAGTGCTAAACAATCAGGAGGAATAGCAATGAATAACTCATTTGAAACTCATACAGATAGTTCTCCTTTAGTGCCATATTTTACAAGGTTGCCTATGGAAAAGCAAGCACAGGCATTACACGGAGGTTATAGTTCAATGTCAAAGGAGTTTAATAATTTAGCTAAAAAAGTTGAAGATCAAAATCCATTAATTACACTAAAAAAACCGGTTTCAATGCAAGACCAATTAGCTGGTAAATTTCCGATGATAGCGGTAAAATCAGAAAAGACTACATCAACTTCTAAATCAGATGATACATCGTCATCAAGTTCATCAGATGATAATTCAAAAAGTAGTAGTTCTTCAGATAAAAGTGTGAAGAAGATAATCTTTTAAAATAAAATTAAATATATAAATTAAAATTGAAACAAAATAAAATCAATATGATTATATTATAATATAATAATGGCAAGTCAAAAAACTAGTAGTTTAATTTCAAAGATTTACAAGTCAAGAACAGTTATTCTTGATTTAATGGAGAAACAGAGTTATAATATAACTGATTACAAAGGTTTTAGTATAAACGAGGTAAATACAATGACAACGAATAATCAATTAGATATGATTTTAGAAAAAGTTGAGGCATCAGATAGTTCTATATTAAAAAATATACCTGAAAATAAGAATAAAAAGATATATATCAAATATTATTTAGCAAAAGCATTAAGACCAACTAACTTACAAGAAATGATAGATGATTTGTTTACAGTTGAAGAAGTTTTAAATAAAAACGATACATTATTTGTAGTAGTAAAAGATGAAATTAATGATACAATGACAAATACAGTAAAACATATTTGGGAATCAGAAAAAATATTTGTAGTTCTCCAGCCTCTAGATAGGCTTCAATTTAATATTCTAGAGCACATATTAGTCCCATCACATCGTGTATTATCGGAAACAGAAAAGTTAAATATTAAGAAAAGATATAATATTATTAATGATAAACAATTTCCTGATATTTCAAGATTTGATCCAGTGGCTAATGCAATTGGAATTAGACCAGGAGAAGTATGTGAAATAATTAGACCAAGCAAGACTGCAATTTCAGCACCATATTATAGAATTTGTAGTTAAATTAATAAGTATAAAGGTGTAATAAAAAACGAAAATAAAATAAAAGGATAATATATATTATATAAATGAATACAGAATTGATAGGGCAAGCAAAACAATTTGATGAAAAAATAAATGGTATAAAAACCCAATTTTTTTCTGCTTTAGATGATTTTAAAAAATATTATGTTTATTACAATAAAAATCCAGAAGTAAATGAATTTCAAAATTATTATGTAAATAGTAAAACTCAACTACAAACGATGAGCAAGGATTTATTTTTAACAACTAACAATATTGATAAAAATATTGAGATTTTAGATAAAAAAATGTCGGCAATTTCATTAAAAATGGCAGACGAAAAAAAGTTGAATGATAAATTAATGTTATTATTAAAAAATCTACAAAATACGAAAGATGGATCTTCTATTTTGATAGATGACTCAAAAGAGGCTTATAATATACAATATTATTATAATGTGGAAATAATTATTGGAATACTTATTGTTGGTGTTATATTGGCAAAACTGTTTAGACCTGCTTCTATTTCTGTAAAAAAATAATTTATTCAGATATTAACGAATAAATTCGTGTATAATATATTTTATTTTTAATGATATAAAGTATGTTTTGTTTAAATAAACGTCCAATGCTTCGTCCTGAATTGTCAAAGTATCTAAGAGATGTAACTAACAAGGAAATAGATAAACATTTTAAAACCCCATATTATACACGTCTATTAGTTAATAAAAATATACTACCTACTGATATTGTACCTTATTTTTTGTTATTGCCATTTGTTAGTTTAATCTTCTTTTTAGCTGGTTATAATTATTATAAACTAAAAATGATAACTAATTAATTTAACTTTTCTTTATATATATTATGGACTATAAAGAAATACAAAATGATAAAATTCAACAAGCATTAATAAAAGTAGAAGCTCTACAAAAAGAGTATGAGGTAACCCTTCAGCAATATCAAGAAGCAGGTCAAAATTATGTTGCTACTTTACAGAATGCGGGTTCAAATCCGTGTCAAACATATAATTCAGATAGCACAGCTATATCTCAAGCGTGTTACGATAAAATATGGGTAGATCAAGGTTGTACAACACAGCCACCTAATGCTGACGAGAGTTGGGCAAAATCACAAACATTAAATAGTTTAGTGAATGACAGTTATTTATGGGCAACTATGACAGATGATTCACATAGACAAGGTTGTTATGGAGACACAACTAATTATAACACTAATCCATCTCCTACTTATCCGAATATAACAGAATTTACAGCATTAAAAGGAAGAACCTGGTGGGGTACAGCAGGTATCACCGAAGGCACAGTATCAACGCAAGAAGATTGTGAAACAATGTGTGCTAATTCAGAAAATTGTACTGGGGCAACTTTTAATCCTGTAAAAAAATATTGTTGGACTAGATCTGGTGATGCAACTATAACAACGGGTACAGATGATGATTATGCTTTAATTCCAAAACAAAAGGCAGCCCTAGTTGTAATGAAAGGTTTAAATGAAAAATTGTTAAGTTTAAACAATCAAATAACTAGTGAACTAACAAATATTAATCCGGAAGTTGAAGAACAATCACAGAATAAAAATACAAAACAACAGGATTTACAGAAATCATATCAAAATCTTTTAGAACAAAAACTAGAGATGGAGAGACAGTTACAAGAATATAACTCAATAAACGAAGAATATGAAAATCAATCTTTGTATGTTAATCAACAAACAGTTTCAATGCGTTTTTGGGTTTTGATAACATGTATAGTTCTTCTTATAACTATTAAAAGAATGATAGGAACTGCTAGTCCTCCAGTATCTATTACCATTTGGTTAATAATCTTGATATTACTAATTATTTTAACCTATAGTTTGAGTTCTCCATCAGGGTTTTTTATGTGGTTTATAGTTTTATTAGCAATAATATTAATGAAAACTGGAAATTTACCAAGTCCTTAAAAATTGGTTAATAGATACAAATACAAATATAAATACAAATATAAATATATAAAATTTTTTTCTATTTATTTATATTAAAGATGAGTAACGATTTATTAAAAATATCTTTGAACCAAGGAAAGCAATTCAATAATTACCAAACAAAAATAACAAAAAATATATTAAAGTCTGCTCCGAGAAAGAAGACAATAAGGGAAGGGTTTGTTACTTCAGAACAAGAAATGTTGTTAAGACCTGAGAGCGAGGGATATTCTTCTGTTATCAGAAATCAACAACAAGGATCTAAAATAAATAATCAAGTGAATCAAAAAGATTTAGATGACTTGAAACAATTACAGTCAAGATATGCAGATTTAATTCAACAATATACTACTATTCAGAAATCAATAGGAGATTCTAGTTTAGCAACTATTAGCCGTGTTAGTTCGAATAACCCTTACTTAAATAAAGTTATTCAATTACAAGGAGGTGCTTTATTTTACGTTACAAATCAGGGTGTAGCAAAACAAATTTTAGATATGGATATTTATGCTCAAGTATCTGGTAAAAATGGGTTTCCACCTCAAGGACAATTTGTAACAGTTCCTATGCCGTGGAACGATAGTTATCAAAAACAAGGCACAATGCTTTCCACAAATCCTCCATTAATTATTGGTACACCAGTAAAAATAGGTGAAAGTGTTGGAAACGAGGGTAAAAATGTGTATGCTTCTAGTTTAATAAATAATGTTAGTTCTGAGTATATTGGTTGTTATAATGATAAACCTCCGTCTACGAATGTTAATGTTGTTCCTGTTATGAATGCATCAAACAATGTAAATGGGTTTGTCTCTATTGCGTCTAGTATGTATATGGGTAATAATGAAACGGCTGGTCCCTGGTTAGCATTCGATCAGAACCCAAATACAGTATGGCATTCCGAAGTAAGTTCAGCCACAAATTACAACGAAGTAACAGGAGTTTATGAAGGTTCCAATGGTTTAACTATTGCTGATATAGGAACAATGAGTGGTGAATTTTTACAGATAAATATGCCAGGAATAAATACTAATTCCGTTCAAAATATTACAGTAACTCAATACTCATTAGCACCTCGTTTAGATGCAATTACAACGCGTAGTCCAAATAGTTGGTATGTTATTGGGTATAAGGATAATCAATGGATAAGAGTAGATAGACAAATAAATCAACAGTTTACAAATGGAAGTCCCAAGGTTTATAATGTGTCTAGTCCAGGAGCATATAGTGCTTATGCTTTGTTAGTTGATAAGGTAGGAAATGACGACCAAACTTTCAATCGATATTGTGTTCAAGTAGCTGAATGGAACTTATATAGTAATTCAGATTATACCATGACTAACGATAAAAGAGCAATGATTTGGAACCCTGATGCCATAGGTGGTTATACATCATTCGAAAATTGTCAACAATATGCTGTAGATAATGGATATCAATATTTCGGTATGCAGGATTATATGCAAGATGGCACTGCTGCTTGTTTAGTTTCAAATGATATAGCTAGAACACAAATATACGGAGACGCTTCAAAACAAACTACGATTGTTCCGATGTGGTCAACAAATACAACTGGTTCCACCGCTACAAACGCGACTTTAAGTGTAAGAGGGCGACTTTCATTAACAGATAATATATGGCAAAGTAGCGACAAAGACCCGTCTAATTGTGGAATACAATATAGTCTA